TTCTCCCAAAACCCAATGGCGGATGTGCCAGAGGAGCTTCTTGCATTGATGATGCTGCCTGTGCCGCTGACTGCTAGATTGCCTCCGTAAGAACTTGGGCTGCTCGTACCGATGCCCACGGCTCCTGCGCTCGTGATGCGCATAGCTTCGCTTGCGTAATTGGAGCCGTATTCAAAACGCAACGCATCGTCATCTGATGTTCTTAACGCAAACTGCTCAGTTGCACCGTTGGTTCCACGACTGAAAGCAACAGAACCGCCTTTCACGCCATTGATTTGAAGCTCATGGTTATTGGCACCAAAGTCGTGAATGCTGTTGGTGTTGATTCCGACGGAGCCTGCGCTCGTAATGCGCATGCGCTCATTTGAGTCATTTGTATTAAACAAGAGTGCTTGGCTTGATCCCGCTTGGACATACGCTTCTGACTGGCTTGACCCCAGTTCAATGCCAAAGCCGGTGCTAGTGTGAAATTCAGCAATTTTGCCTGACGCATCGCCGCGCCTCACATCTAAAATTGCGCTGGGCGAGGCAAATCCAATACCCACGCCAGTACTATCAATAATCATACGCTCAGTACCAGCAGTATCAAAGCGTATCTTGTCCTCATCACTGGACTCTTCTACCTGTACTTTGGTATCACCATCAGCATCCTGTAGAATAGAAGCAGTATTGATTGTAGTAGTGTTAAGTGTAATAGCTTCTACAGCAGCACCAGTAGGAGGTGCAGTAGAGAATGTCAAAGTAGTACCAGAGACACTATAGGTGCTTTTGTGTTGAGTTACGCCATCAATAGTTACAAAGGTAGCATTCTCATTAACAGGAGCGTTAGTAAGCGCAAGTGTAGTATCAGAACCGTCACCTGTCATTGTGTCAATACTGGGTGCTACTCCACCACCACCGCCAGCAATAGCTCCCCAAGCGTCTGTGTAGCCTTCAAATCCACCTGTAGTGCTGTTGTATCTAAAGTATCCAGCAGCAGGACTTCCGGGCCTTTGTGCAGTAGTACCTACAGGTACGTGCATAGCGTCTGTGGCTGAACCAACGTCTAAGGATACATCAGGTGATGCGTTAAGAATACCTACACGATTGTTACTAGAGTCTACCTTTAGTGTGTTTGTATCTACAGTGACATCACCAGATACTGTGAGACTACTAAGTGTTCCAACACTTGTAATGTTGGTCTGTGCAGCAGTGCCTAGAGTACCTGTAATAGCACCAGAGGCTCCTAAAGTAGTAAAGTTACCAGCAGCAGCGGATGATCCACCAATGACAGTACCGTCTATAGCTCCACCATTGATGTCAGCAGTAGGTATAGTAGTAGTGCCTGTGAATGTAGCTCCATCTATGGGTGCTTTAGCATCAAGCTGTGTCTGAACATTAGAAGTAACACCATCAACGTAGTTTAGTTCTGCTGTGGTAGCAGTAACTCCATCTAAGAGATTTAGTTCAGCAGTAGTGCTTGTTACACCGTCTAGGATATTAAGCTCTGCTGTAGTGCTTGTGACACCATCTAGGATATTTAGTTCAGCAGTAGTGCTTGTGACACCATCTAAGATGTTTAGTTCAGCAGCGGTAGAAGTAACACCGTCAAGAATGTTAAGTTCAGCAGCGGTAGACGTTACGCCATCTAAGATATTTAACTCAGCAGTAGTGCTGGTGATACCGTCCAGTACATTTAGTTCTGCTGTAGTTACTGTAGCACCGTCCAGAATCTCTAGTTCTGCTTCGGTGATCGTAGCGGAGCCAATAGTAAACGAAGTACCAATAGTGGGTGTATTAAGAGTAGGTGAGGTAAGTTTCTTATTGGTTAGCGGCTGTGTGCCAGTAAGTGTAGTTACAGTACTGTCAATGGCTAGAGTAACTCCAGTACCTGAAGCAGTAGAGTCAATACCTGTGCCACCTAATATTCCTAGAGACTCAGAGTCTAGGTCAATGTCAATGCTTGTGGAGCCATCAGTTACATCAAGATCTTGTGCAGTAACTTGTGAGTCTACGTATGCTTTGATTGACTGTTGTGTAGCTAGTTTGGTTGCACTGTCGGAAGACATATCGTCTTCATCTTTAATCCCAGTTACAGTTGCTCCATCACCGGCAATGTTAATGCTAGTGTTAGCTACAATAGTTGTACCTGTGATAGCAGCAGCCGTAGATGCACCTACAGTAGTGCCATCTATAGCACCTCCGTTTAGATCTACAGTTGGTATAGTCACAGTACCTGTAAACGTAGGGCCAGCTATATCTGCCTTAGTTGCTGATGCAGTTGCAATGTTATTGAACTCTGTGTCAATCTCAGTGCCTTTAACAATCTTAGCAGCGTTACCTGAAGGTAGTGAGTCCTTTGCTGCAAAGTTTGTAGTCTTAGTATAATTACTCATTAAATTGTTCTACCTATGAATGCTTCAATGTTTACATCTTGTATTGAAAAGGACTTGTCATTAATCGTGGCATCTAAACCAATAGTTACTACTCTACCAGATCCAGTAGCTTTAGTCGTTGCTTTGTTTACAATAATAGATGCGTTGTACTGTGAGGTTGCTACGTTGTATTCAGAAATACCGTACTCTGCGATAGACGCATCGTCAACTGTTAACAGTTGCTTGGTGTATCCTTCAGTATAATCGTAACCCCAGTTTAACAATAAGTCTGTTCCCTGACCACCTACAATAGTAAATGTTATTTCTTTTAGAATCTTTAGCTTACTAGCGTCACCAAATGACAAAGCATTGGTATAATACTTCATTGTGTAAGTAGAAGTATCGTCTAGGAAACCAGAGTATTCATTAATACCTTTAGAGTTACCAAAGTAAACTTCGTTGTTGTCTGTAGTTGCAGCACATAAGATACCAGTAAACGGCCATGTAGTTACCCTATTAGAGCCATTCTCTAGCTTACCACGTATGTCAAAGCAGAACACAAGGTTATTAACTTCAGGTAAAATTAGTAAGTAAAAAGCATTCTCTTCACTGTAGACTGACTTGATATTACCTGTTTCTACTGCTGCTGCCTGCACTAAATCATCACGTACATTTACAGATACGTCACCAATAGGATTAGACTTTTCTTGTATAACCCTGCCTAAGCTACGGACACCAGAGTCAGACAAGAATATAAGGTCTGATCCTGTGGACTGTACGCTGTCCCTAGCAATACAGCCAATGTTAGTAATAACATCAGCTAGTACCATACTAGACGGTGAGCCAGCACCAGAGTACAGGATAATACTGCGCTTACCAAAGATAACTAAGAAGTCGTTAAACTCTGATAACGCTACGATCTCATCATGCCCCGTAGGCCATACAGTTGTAATATCTAAGGAACCTGAAGTACCTCCTGTCCACGCATGTCCGTTAAGTGTGTCAGACCAAAAAACAGTATGTTTGTTACCAGTAACGTCAGCAGCCCATACACGACCAAAGGCTGCTAGAGCTTCATTGGCTTGGGGTGCTGTACCTGTAGAGTGACTGTGGTCACTTATGTTATCAAGCACACCAGAGCCAGACTCATCAGTGTAGATTAACGGCTCATGTCCTCTTTGAAAGAAGTAAGCATGATTGTTAAAATTTATTATCTTCCAATTGTTTGCCGTAGGCGTGTAGCCACTAGGCGTAACATCAGTCAGTGTAGTGGTTCCAGTAAACACTTTGTTGTTACCGGTAGAAAACACTACTTTGTCACCGCTTTGATCTACGTACTCAAAGATAGACTCTATGCCAACACTAGACCCTAAAGGAGTAGCACTGGTTGTTAGTTTCTTCAGACCTTTACGCGCACCAATACGACCAAACTTATCTATCACCATGTTTTCAGCAATAGCAGCAAAGGTCGCATCCTGAGCTACAGGAGAGTCTTGAGTATTGACACCCTTGAATCCCGGAGCAGCAATGTATATGTGTTCTCTCTGCTGCGCCATTAGGGTACTCTATAAATAAATTCTTCAGGATTCTTATAGGCATCTAATGCAATAGCGTCTGAAAGATGCTTGTCTGCAATTAAGAAGTAATCCTGTGCAGTAGTACCGCCTGTCTCACCACGCTCTCTAGCCAACAAAGCTACAGCGTTGTGTATGATAGCGTTTTTAGGTAAAACTGTAGTGTCTGTATCGCTAGATAGC